AACAGGACCTTTTACTCTCGGGGGCCACCCCCCTCCCCCCGCCATTTTTCAACCATTTTACTAATCATTTAAATTAAAGAATTATGAAAGAGATTAAGAAAGAGGTCGTGACCAAAACTTTTGTGAGTGTGTATGTTGCCAACGACGGCACAGAGTTCAACAATGCCGACGAGTGCAAGAAGTACGACGGCAGCGCAGAGGGTGTCCTCAACGCGAGACTCCGCGAGATAATCCTCAAAGACGCCATCGAGGAAGACATCTTCAACTACGGCAACGACCATGCCGTGCAGGTGGTAAAACCAACAACGGAGAACGACAAGCAGATCATCCTTCAAATGTACCTGCTCATAAACCCGCGCCTCCGAGAAGATGACCGCTTCAATCAACTGGAGAGGGCACAAAATCTCATCGACCGTGCCATCAGCGAAGATGATGTTCTAATTGTCGGCCGTGGCTACGACAACGACTCGTTTTGGTTCTACGGCACGCGCAACTCCATGAAAGAAGAACTGGATGCGTTCGTCACTCCTCAAAAGGAAGAGGAGAAGTAAAGCAGTCTCACAGAGGGAGATAAAAATCCCTCGCTATTATTAACCATTTAAAACTAAAGAATTATGAACAGGAAACGTCTTTTGCAAGAGACAATCGTGCTATTATCCGCCGACCTCTTCGAGTTTGTCTATGAGAACGTATGTCCTCATTGGGGCGATGCTTGCGACGAGATTATCATCCTCGCCGAGCGATTCGAGGAGGAATTGAATTGGCAGGAGGATGACGAGCGTGACTACATCTCCCTACTCGAAGAATTTGAGGAGAAATATCGTAACTCAATTAATAACAAAAAAGATTAGCAAAATGAAACAGAACAACAAATTTCTCTACGGATGGAATCTGTGGAAAAACGACGGAAACGGATGGACGGTCATTCAGTCTTACATGCGACCAGAGTTCACAAAGAACGATGTAATGCAGGGACTGAACGAACACAAAACCAACGACTGCAAAATGAGAGTGACCCAAATCAGAGTGTTAAATCCTAATTACAAGACAGCATGACAGAATTAGCAAAGGTATTATGGTTTCTGACACTAATCATTTTCTGCTCTAACGACATCACTATCTGGTGGTTTGTACTCTGCGCAATCGCAGGGGCTATCATAGGAATTTATCGACCTGAATGGCTCGATAAAATTTGACTATATCTAAGTCTGTCACCTCACAAGAGCTGATAATTTGTACCACCAACGGCATCCGAGTAACATCGGGTGCCACTTTCAGAAATTAAAAATCATGACAAAACATCTTAAAAAAGCTATCGCTTACGTGCGGGAAAACGTCGACCGCGAGGAGGTCATGCACGCAATCTTCCGCATGGACAAATGGCGGTGCCCGCTGAGCATGGCATCCGATTATCTCCACATGCGTATTTCCGACCTGATGGATGAGTACGCGCAGGACAACAACCTGCCCGACGGCTGGTGGCACGAGGAGATGGATGTCAACGACATCGTCTTCGAAATCTGACAATACTTGTTTGTCATATATTTTGTGGTTTCAAGAGACGGAACGGAGTAATCTGCTCCGTCTCACTTTTTCTAACCAAATCTCAACGAATATGAACAAAAAGCAACTGAAAAAGATGTATCCGTACATCACGCGCGAGGAAATCGACTACTGCGTAGATAACAACAGCTACAAGACAGAACGTGGTTTCCTCAACTCACTCGCACGTAAGAACAGCGAGTACGAAAAGTTGGCTACATCGCCCGACGTCACTCACATGAGCATCAAAATCTCATGGCATAAATCGCGTACATGGGGCTACTGCCCTCGCGCTGAGGTGTGGGCAACGTTTGCCAATGGGGAACACACTTACCTCAGTGGGTTCTCTGCGACAGGGTGCGGCTACGACAAAGAGTCGCAGGTGGTGTCAGATGTTTTCAACCGCCTCTGCCGAGGAATGCTATACCGACGGCGGCACTCGCACAAGAAGAAACCGTATGGCGTCTATCTCGACGCCTTCTTCCCGTGTTTCGCCGGGGGCATAGGAATGAACGCCTATGCCGTCATAGCAAATTTTCTCGGAGGAAGGATGGAACACGTGTCATGGAGCAGCACCTTCGACCACTACGTCTTCAACTTCAAGTCTCAAAAGCCGAGAGCATGACTCTCGGCACTATCATCTAACCCTTTAAATAAAGTATTATGTCACAACAAGTTATCAACGATGCAATACGCATCAATGAAATCACTGGTCGACCAATGACCGAGTGTGAGAATCAGGCAATGCAGATTGCCGAGTGTGTGAATCTTATGAGGTCGCAAATTGTGGAGTTCTATTTTGTCAAGTCCGATGGGACGATACGACAAGCGTTCGGAACACTGCAAAGCGACATCATTCTTCCTCTCATTAAGGGAACGAGTAATCGTGAGCCGAATCCCGACCTCGTAACCTACTACGATACGGAGAAGAACCAATTCCGTAGTTTCAAGAAAGTAAACTTCCAATATTTTGTGGCATAAGATATGAGCCAAAATTTTGAGGACAAATTGGATTGGTTGTTATGTTCTCATCTCAACCTATTCCATGCCGACATGGTAAATCGCGCATTGCATGACAAATATGTGTGCCTGAAGGATTTCATTACCGGTTACACCGCTATATACACGAGCGAATGTAACGATGGCGATGAAGAGTTTACTCCAACGGAGTTTAGAAACGTATAGTCTCTTAGCTCGTCTTGCATGGCGAGCACTATGTCTAACCAAAAAATAAAGTTATGATACACGCTTATTACAACGCAAAAATTGGAACAGTTTTTACAAACTATTTCGACAAACCGATGCAGGTAGGTATCTACCGCAGTAATTGTTTATGTGCTTTTGTGTGGAGGGGTAGAGACGAAAAGACAGGTGAAAAAATAGCAAACCTTGTGAATTTCTACTCTGACAAAAAGCATATCGAGAACCAAATCAAAGCAAATGGCGACCTCTACATCACGCCTGGTGATATCACGAGTATTCGCCTCAACACCTACTACAAAGAGAGTATGGTGCTTGCAAAGTATTTCACACAAGAGCACCACACTGTCACGCTCTTCTACAAAGAGCCGAAAAAATAAGTCTCAGCGCCTTCGGGCGCACTATGTCTAACCAAATAAAAATAAGATTATGAAATTAAAATTTCGAGGGGAGATGATTGACACCAACAAGCTCCCGACTACATTTGTGTATAGGAAAACCCATCCCGACTTAGTGTATTGCTGCAACTGCGAAAGGGCTCTTCTTGTAGACTGCGACGAGGACGTTTGCCCAATATGCTGCAAAGAGGGACAATTCGTGAATATTAAACAAAGTATACAAATTTAAAACAAAGAATTATGAAAAGAGCAAATGAACTTTGGGAACAGATGGCTCCCATGATAAAAGAGATTAAGGAACGTAGTGTTGCCTACATCAGAGAGCAACTTGAAATAGCGGAAAACAACTCTATATCGTTCCGTGACGAGAATGATGAGGCAATAGACGGATGTGGTATATGCGTCACCTACGATGGCGGAAATCACCCAGAGTACGCAGCGAACCCATATAGCGATGTCTATGGTGTTTACATGAAAGATGACAATATTTTCATTCATTGCGAAGATTGTGATGCATATCCGCTCGAATATATGGAGTGGATAGACATTTTTGAAGTAGCTGATTTCATTTATACAAACATAAATCACGAAGGATAATTATTATGACTAAAAAAGAAGCAAAACAAATTGCCGATTTGTTTAACACACAAGCATATAAACAAACGGCGGAAGTAGTCGATTTTTTCGAAGAACAATATAATGTTAAAATAAAAAATGAAGAAGAGGACTTCTTCGCTCCAGAACGTATGTGCGCCATTGCAAACGCTTTTAAAAAGATATGTTACGTCTCAAAGAATGACAAAGGATTCTACGGAATGATTATATAAGAAAGGATATATATGTTGTTAGCATTTTACAAAGTGGATAATTCGCTCGGATATGAGCGACATTCATTCGACGACATCTACGACAAGCCACAGGAAATAAAAGATATGTTATGCGGCTTGCCTTATGACGAACTCCGAGTCTATGATATGGACAATAGCTACGATGTCGACGATCTCAAAGAAGATTACAACGATGAGATTCTCGACAACGGCTGGTGGTGTATAGTTATTAACGATTAAAAAATTAGAGATTATGACGGGAAATTATAGAGAAGACGCAATGAACCTTATTACACATCTCGAAGAGTATGGCTTCAAGGTTGTTTATGATGAGACCGAAGTGGAGCGTCATGGGATTTATTTAATGGTTAGAAATAAGAAAATAGGCTACGACTTTGCTCCTTGTGTAACGTTCGCAAGTTGGCGTGATGTGTTTTATTTGCTTTCTGGTATTTGGAATTTATATTATCAAGTAATTGAAAACAAATAACTATGAAAAAGTATTATGAAATTGCTTTAATGCAACACGTTACAGGTAGTGTGGAAGACGATTACGAAACCGTACACTACGAGTGCGAAGATAGTCTCTCGTATTATAAGTGCAAGCAAGCAGCTGAGGAATGGTCAAAACACTATGGGGATGTTAATATTAAGGGATGCCGATATCGCTTTCTTGAGCGAAAGAGAGATGCGGAATTTTATCAGCAGCCGTTAGACGCAGGCCTCGCAATGGTGAAGGTTGTTTGTTATACCATGACACATGACAACTCTTATAAGCCGTTATACTATGAGTACTATAAAGACGGCAATGTCTATTACAAAACATATTTTAATGATTAAAACATTATGACAAAAAGAAAGTACGATTATTTCTTGGTAACTACACCAGACGAAATTGAGATTATTTATAATTACAACGCTGCGCTTCGTTTTTATGGTAAGAGTGAAAAACCTTCAACCCTTTTCGGAGTGAATATATTAGACATAAACGACAACTATACTCGTATTAAAGCAAAATAAGTTTATGATAACAACCGACTTTTACAAAACATGGTTTGGGCAGATACCTATGGTACATCATAGCAGCACCAAATCTCACGGACGCATCTATTGGGTGCATGAGAAGGTGGAGATAATTGGGGACTTCGTTCCGATGAACCACGTCAACGAGGATGGTTCAATAGATGTGCTCGGCGTGGAAACAATCACTCTCTATCCTGGTATGAGAACAGGAGGACGCGACTTGAAACGTATGCAAGCCGACCTCAACGAGCACGCTGACAAACTTTACAAAGCAGGAGCTAAAATCCTCAAACGAACAAAGAATAAACTCGTGGCAAGGTATAAAGGAGAAACAGCGACGTATGAAATAAAATGAACAGAGAAATATTAAGACATGGAAAAATTCAGATTCTTGTCACCTGACAAAGCACCGCAGCGTGACGTACCAAACGAATTGATTGTACACAAAATTGTAGCCGACTATCAGCGTATGTTCAACGAGAACGAGCAGATGATAAGAGAGATAAAATCTCTTAACGCAAAGTTGAAAAAGAAAGAGAATCGCATCCGCGATTTGGAAAGAATGGTCGCAAATCTAAAGAAAAAAAAATAACGACAAATAGTTTTTACAAATTAATTTTTATACCTTTGTAACTATGAAAACGATTAATTCTCTATCGTTTATCGAAAACAAGAAGTATGCCAACGCAATCAACCACGGCTACTTCGACGACTTCGAAAACGACCCGCGGGCGTGGAAACACACTTTCGCTGGGGCGTTCATCTGGAGAAACCCACGACGGGTGGCGGCAATGGAGCGGTTCAGGGAAGTGCTCGGGCACATTCCCACTTGGGAGGATATAACCGACATCAATCTCGAAGACTTTGCCGACGAGATAAAGCGGCGCTACGCCGCAAACACTGCCCACACGACTTTCGCCGAGGTGAAGGCAATTATCCATCGGTATGAGTACGAGGTGACAATCCCGTCAAAACGATACACGCAGATTCTCTCCGCACGCACAGAGCCGTCACAAAACGTCTACCTGACAGAGGAGGAGATAGACCGCATACACTACTGGCACCCCATCACGAGGGTGGAGAAATGGGTGAAAAGGATTTTCCTCATCGAGGCATACACGGGTGCACGCAACTGCGACTCTCTGCGATTGTCCATCGAAAACTGCGACAGCCGTACCGACACACTGACGTATGTGTCACAGAAAACCAAAACGAAAATCTCCGTGCCGGTCCATGAGAACCTCATGCCGTATCTTCGTGCAAGAATCGATGAGCAACCGCCAGTGGCGTCGTCGTTCAACGAGACTCTGAGGAGAATATGCCAGGAGTGCGGGATAAACGAACAGGTGACAGTGTATCGCTTCGGGAAACAGACGACGGCGGAGAAGTGGCAGTTCGTATCGTCACACACAGGACGACGATCGTTCGCCACAAACCTATACCTCCGCGGCGTACACCCTTCCACAATCGCTCATTTCATGGGACACTCGTCACCCGACATCACTCTGAAACGGTATATCCTGGCTCACGTCGAGGCCGACGAGAATGCTATGAAATTCTTCAAGGGCAAACGAATCCAACAATCTTCTAAAATTATACTTTATGGATAGACGTGAATTAAGAAAAGAATATCTCGCCGCACTGCGCGATGGGATAGATGGCGGCGACATCGACAAAAACCTGTCTGTCGTCGCGGCTAAGTATGAGGCGTTCGCAGAGGAACAGACCAACGAACGGATGAAAAAAAAATTCCTCGAAAGCGCTAAGCAAATCGACACTCAAAGGAAATTCCTCAAAGACAACCCCGACCAGAAACTTCTCGCACTCCACATGTGGCGGTACATACAGATATATGGCGAAGAGAGGGGCGTCACCAAACTTTTTGAAAGATTTCCTACAAAAGATGCGCTGGGAAAAAAATAAATCACTATCTTTGCAAAGTCGTTTTTACGACTCTCTTAAAAATTTTTTGTCATTAGAGCCGTCACGGGTTGGCGGCTCTTTTTACTTCTCTCATCTTCTCCTCTACCTTCTTCATCTCCTCGGCCACCGTAGTGTCGAGAAGCTTGGCGTAGGTTGCACGAGTCTCACGAGTACTCGCATGACCGAGTATCTTCGCAACAACCTCCATATCCATGCCCTCGTTCAAGAGTATCGTCGCGCCAGTGTGACGGGCCCAGTGACTCGTTATCGGCTTGTCAATCTTCGCAGCCTGAGCAACGAGCTTCAGATAGTCGTTGTATTTCTCGTTTGTGATCAGCGGAAGACGGCCGTCATACTTCTCCAGCACGTCACGGGCTCCCTTCATCAGCATGAACGTATACTCTTGACCGGTCTTCTGTCGCCGCGCGGTATACATGCCGTCCTTCACATCCTTCACGTCAAAGGCACACATGTCTGAGTACGACAGGCAGGTGTATGTCTGAAACACAAACATATCCCTCACCCTCTCCAGGCTCGCCGTGGGCATTTCCGCCGTCTCAATCTTGCGAAACTCCTCCAGCGTGAGGAATTTGTGAAGTCCGTGCGTCTGCTCCTTGTCTATATGTAGCCACTTGTACGGATTCCTCCGCATCAGCCCCTCGTCAATAGCATCAAGGATAAACGAGTTCATGAAACGGTGGTAGTTGTGCCACTTCGAGTAGTTCTTCATACCCGTGGCGGCAAGAGCCTTGTCCATTTCGATTATGTTCGCGTCAGTCACGTCGGAGAAATACACTATCCTCCCCCACTTCATCATCCAGCGCATCCAACGCCTGTACCTCTCCTGCGTGTCCTCCTTCTTGCCGTACATGCGCACCTTCGCCCTCTCGTCGCAGAACTCCAGAAATGTCTTCTGCTCCGCGTCGCCGCGTTTCAGCACCGAAGGAAGCTCAGCAAGCGAGAAACCATCCCCCTCCATCATCGCGTTCACCACCTTGCGCGTCTTCTTCAAGAGAATGGCAAGAGCCTCGTTCAGCTCCTCGCTGTCCACGCGGTTCCTCACCACACCATCCTTCCACTGCTTCGGCAGCAGCCGCACACCAGTCGAAATATACTTCGCCTGACGGCCATACGTCACACGCAGCTCAACAGCCGCCTCCTTCGTCGCCGTCGCTGTCTTCCGACGGTCATACACAAACTTCAAAATCGGTAATTTCATATTTGTAAAACATTTTAGATTTCCGTGTAAAACACTGTGTAAAACAATTACTCCCTATAACTCCCTATGTACTCCCTATGAGTTCCTATTTGGAAAACAAGGTTTTTATCCCTACATACTTTTTTGACTTTCAGTCACTTACAAACAAAAACCTCCCAACTAATTGAACACCAAAAAGAAATGGAAGCCCCGTCTGTTCGGTTCTTCCATCCCCTTTAGCGGAAAGACGGGGATTTTGAACCCGACTGAATATCAACATATTAAAGACCTCAAACGTTAAATTGTAAAACAAACGTACTGCTCAATACACTCTCTTTCGCGGTTGAACTTGCACTACATTAAACAACCTGCTTACACTATCAAGATGCAGGGTAAAGTCGGTATACTCGGGCGACGGATTGAGCGAGTGACACGTTATCGTACCTGCCTCAGCGTTCTGGGCGACTATCTCCTTTATGCGGATATTGTTGCCGAAGCACACCACCCAGAACCGCCACTTGTTTATATGCAGACTCGGCAGCCAGTCCTGTCGGTCGAGTTCTCTGACGAGCACGGTGTCGCCCTTCTGGAAAGATTCGCGCGAGCCGTCGTCCATCGAGTCGTTGTCGACGACAAAGGCGAAGTATTTCCCATGGTGTACGCCATCCACCTCCCACGCCATCGTCTGCCCCTCCTCGCGACTTGCCACAAGGTCGGTATAGTCGTCGGCCATCGAACCGAGGGCATCAAACTGCACCACAGGCACCTCCATAAGCAGCTGGCCGTCCTGACGCTCGTGGAACTTCACTCCGTGGCTGTTCGTCGTGTACGGTCTTGCCTCCTGCTCTACCTTCGGCGAGACGTCTGAACCGTTGAGCATGTCGCCCTCGCCGGTCAAAAGCCACACCCTATTGAGCTCAGGAGCAGCCAAGAATATCTTCGTTAAATGTAATGCACCAGGTGAACTTTTTAAGTTTGCAATATAGCCATTTGAGATGCCAGCAATTTTTTCGAATTTATTTTGTCCAATACCTTTATATTTGAGATATTGTATAAGCCGCTGTTTTACAGATTGTTCCATATAGTTATTATTTAGATTAATTACAAATAGTATTTTTTCTTCTATTTTCTTAGTTATTTTTTTGGCGGTTTAACAAATATCTTCTATCTTTGCATCGTCAATCAGTCCTAACACCCTCTTAGAACATTCTATATCGAGGGGTGGACTACAAAGGTACGAAATATTTTCTAAATAAACAAAAGAAATGGTAAGAAAAAAGAAAGTAATAAGAGTTGCCAACGGAAAGGTAGAGCAGATAGCGCAGGCAAACAACTGCAGCGTAGCCGCCGTGTACAACGCCCTGTCGTATGTATCTGACTCCGAAATGGCGAAAAAAATTCGCAAGGAAGCCATCGCACTCTACGGCGGCGTCACTGAAACAAAAGTAATATTCGAATAACACTATGGAAAAGCCCCACACCCCAACCCAGACAGAGCTCATACTCGACTACATGCGAGAGTACGGCTCAATCACGCCAATCGAGGCACTGACAGAGTGCGGATGTCTCCGACTCTCGGCACGCATCTACGACCTAAAGCAGTGCGGACACGCAATCGCCTCGGAACGTATCAAAGTAATCGGAAAACGAACAGGACATGTCTCATACCCATCTCGATACACTCTTCACAAATGAACACCCATGTGCAGGATGCTCCGCCGTGCGAAACTGCATCAACGGGCACTACTGCTCACAACTCAAAGTTTACATCGAACACGTAACATCTAAACCTTGTCAAAAACCTTGTCAAAAATGGAAATAGACCTCTCTCCAGAATCAATCCACAAACTCGCAAAGACCCTCGCTCCGCAGATAGCACGGCTCATCAAACATGGTGAGTTCGAGGAATGGGTCACTACAAACGAGGCAGCACGAATCCTCGGCGTATCACCCGACTGGATGCGACGCATGAAAGGCCGCTATCCCTACAAGAAGGGCGAAGGAAAACAAGCCCACATTCTCTTCAAGAAGTCATCACTCATCAAAACATACACGCAATGACACACACAATCATCCTCTCCGCCGCCGTCATCGTAATGCTGTTCATCGCTGCTCACGACATCAGGCACTTCAACGACTGACATTCAGTTTCATGTTATATATACGCATTTTTCTGGCGAGGTGCCAAGCGTGGCACATGTTATTAGATTTATGTTTTTATAGGTTTTAAGTTTAACAAGACTTACGCACAGTGCGGTTCGCGAGAATAGCACTCTTTCATGGCTCGGAAAGCTGTCCAGACAGAGCAAGGCAGCCCGACGTGATTGTGAATACGATAAGATGTAGACACGGGACATCACTTTCACGCCCACATATTGAGCGCAGGCGCGATACCTGCCCGAGCCACAAGGGAAGTCAATAATCGTCCTCATTGATATACAGAACACGCTGAGGGTGGGCGTCTCAGTCGCTTTCCTGATAGTTCTTTGACTTATTGATACAAACGCGAAATAGTATAAGGCGGCGGGGTATGACCCCAGGCCACGAGGCCCGACGTGGATAACGCCACGCACCGCCATTTTTTACTCCGGTGGATAGCGCCAACGGCAGGCGCAGCGTACCCGCAGCAGTTGTGATTTGCTGAATTAGAATTAATTATCCCATTTGTTGTCTCTCAAAATTCGCTGACGGCATCACGCAGGGACGGGGGTTCGACTCCTCCTCCACCGACTCTTCCTTTTTTTATTTTTATTCATAAATTATACACAACCGCCTCGTCCGTGAGGATATGGCGGTTTTTCAGAGAAATTCTAATCTTTCACATATATGGAACACGCAATCATTACTACTCTCCGCAACATGGCGGCAGATGCCGTCGAAAGGGCCCTGCAAAACGTCTTCTTCGACGCTTACTGCTGTGAAGGCGAAGAAATCATCATCCGACACGACACGCCATGCGGCTCCATCGAGCTATACGGCGAATTGAACGAACCGTGGCGGGTCTACGTCGAGAACTCCAGCCTCCACGACCTCCCCACGCTCTGCTGCGCCATAAAGGACGCTCTCCCACCCTACGAGTACGACGTCGACAGCGCACGCGAGGAAGACGAACGCGACCGACTGGAAATGGAGTGGCAGAACTACGAACTCGCATGCTCAGGCTTTTTCTTGTAGATTAAACTTTCACACTATGTTCAACTTCCTACACAACTACCGGGCCCAGGCCGAAGAACGGCGAAAACAAAGGCTCTCACTCGAAGTTCAGCGGCGCATACAGCTCCGTGAATTTGAAAACAAAGCGTATATCGCCATCGACGATATTCCGCTCATACCTCTCGCCGACGACATCAACCTTCTCGTCGAAGTACGTAACACTATCTTACGCTACTGGCTGTCATGAACTTCCAGGAGCAGATGCGTGTCTGGCTCTCACGTCACCCCAATGCAACACCGGAGGAGGCGTACAGAGCCGGATATCTGCAATCCACAACCAACTGGTGTCGCAAAGAACGATAAAAAACATAAAACTATGGAAGAAAAAATCAATCCCGAACAACTGGTCAGAGACAGCGAGTTCATCAACAAACTTAAAGAAATAGGCGATGACGATATCCTTGAAGCAGGTAAGGCGTTTATCCGTCTCAGTAATTTTCAACAAAAATACATCGGACTCGCACTGGGTTTGGGGGCAATAACGAAAAACGGCGATGCGATTGGGGAAACTAAGGAGCTCGCAATCTTATTGGATGACGTGCTCGACAATACACAAAAAACAATTCTTGGAAGCTTATTCGTACGCTGGTCTCTGGTCATAAGAGATTTCTTGCTGAATGAAGATAAAGAGGAGGATTAAGCAATAGAAACTATTTTTGGTTCACACTACCCTCGGCGGAGGGTTCTTATTTTCATTAATTGATTATGATTTATATTTATTTTGTTCGGTCGCGCCGCGGTTCGCGAGAATAGCGACGCTTTTCACACAACATGAACTCACCAATACACACTCTCTCCGTCAACGTCTTCGGACGCGTCTCTCATGTCGCTGCATCACCAGCCATCACTGCCGATAGGGCAACGGAAGCTCTTTACCAGGCACGGCGGCTGCTCGTCTACACGGTGTATATGTACACCGAGGTGGCGCGGTCATATAGCCGCGACGTCGGCGACTATCTCAAACGCAACGGACTCTTCCGAGGTTGTACGCGAAAATATCTCGCCCTCGTACAAAGGAAACTCGACGAGACTCTGCGACTGATGCACGAGAACACAGTGGCCGACGTATTCATCGACTACTCCGACACGTTCTACTTCTCACTGCAACCGCAGTTCGCATATCTGCGTCAGTGCCTCGACCACGAACTCGAAAGCAACGGCATAAAAGCCCACGAGGCTCTGGCGTATACCTACACGCTGCACAACCTCGTCAACTTCGCCGTCGACAGCCACCATTCGCTCATCTCGCGACTGCGAGAGCTCTACGACATCGACTTCTCACGGCCTTTCCGGCAGTGGAAGCCCGACGGGGCGGAACGGTGGTGCCGAGAACTGAACGAATCTCTATATGGACGCGAAGGAAACCGAATGGTGTCAGAGGACTCCATCGAACACAAGCAGACAGTCTATGCGTTCAACAGCCTCGTCGACGCCATTACCAACTACGACACAATGAAAAAAGCGGCTCAGGAGGTCGTCGCAGAGTATGCTCCGGATACTCCCATCGACCCATCACGGCTGCCATAGTATCACCAACTTTAAACCAGAAAGTATATGGACGACAATTTAAAGTATTTTCGCCTCCTCGCGGAAGCACCGCAGGAAGCACTAAAGGAAATCAAAGGCGGACGACTCAAAGGAATGTCCGACATCAACCCGATGTGGCGCATAAAGGTCATGACGGAAGTCTTCGGACCATGTGGCATCGGGTGGAAGTACGAAATCACACGACAATGGCAGGAGACATACGGACAGGAGGTGAAGACGTTCGTCAACATCAACCTCTACGTCCGCATCGACGGCGAATGGTCTGAACCAATCCCAGGCACGGGAGGCTCAGCAACGGTGACGGCAGAGCAACGGGGACTAAACGTCTCCGACGAAGCATACAAGATGGCTCTCACCGACGCACTTTCCGTCGCAATGAAGGCACTCGGAGTGGCTGCTAATGTCTATTTTGTCAAAGGTGCTATCTTCGACACTAAGTATTCACAGCAAGAAGATATAACCCAACAGCAACCCGTAAAACAGAAGCAGCAGAAGCAGGCAACTACCACACAGCAGACCGTCCCAATCTTCACCGACGAGAATACCGTCAGACAGTATCTCGCAGGGGCCAAAGACGAAAAACAGCTGGGCAGCATCTGGAATAATACCGACCCGCAACTGCGAGAATCATTGAAACCTGAGTTCGCGGAACGAAAGAAACAAATCAACGAAAGCAAAATTAAACAGCCAAAATGAAATTCGTAAGAAATATCCACGGCATCAGAATCAAGAAATGCTGCGCCTCGTGCATCAACAAACAACTGAAAGGCAACAGCTCCATCGTCGACCACGTGTGCCTCGCAGGGGAAGGGCTCGTAAAAGCCGACTACCTCTGCGACGCATGGCACATGAATCCTAACTTCGACGCAGCAGGCAAAGGAACAGGACAGGTCAAGAAAAAGGAGTACATCGACTTCCTGCGAAAAAACCTGCCCGAAGGCGACTACTCAATCGGCTACACACAAGGACTGAGAGCCGAATACATGCAGAAACACGGAGATATATTCGACAAAGACTTTAACACAACTTTTTAACATTATGATTTCTATAAACATTACAGGAAACCTCGGAGCTGACGCAAAAGAGGAGACTTTCAACGAGCGGAAACAAATCACATTCCGCATGTGTTCAACACGCAGGAGCAAGGACGGCGACGTGCCGACATGGTTCAACGTCGTCTACCGCGACTCGCCAAACATGCTGCCACACCTCATCAAGGGCACTTCCGTACACGTCTGCGGCTCTCTCGTAGCAAAGGCGTATATGCACGACAACCAACCCACACCGAGCCTCACTGTCTATGCTACCGACGTGAGCTTCGTAGGCGCACGACAGAACGCACAACAGCAGCAACAGACCGTGCCGCAAGCACAGGACCAGCAGCTCTTCCCATCGCAGCAGGAGCAGGAAAACGACCTGCCCTTCTAAATTCAACAAACACCTCGCAATATGGACGGATGGATAAAAATTCATAGGAAAGTCACGGAGGACGAGCTCTACTTCCAAGAGAAGTTCACACGCATGCAGGCATGGATCGACCTCATCATCCTCGCGGCATACAAGCCGCGGACTTTCCGCCTGCGAGGGTGTGAGGTGAAGGTAGAAGTAGGACAGGTCGCAATGTCTTTCGCCGAGCTCGCTGAAAGGTGGAAGTGGTCGCGCCCAACAGTGCATAAATTCATTGCTTTACTACAAAAATCGGGAAAGGTTTTACTACAAAATAGTAACGTAATCAACAGAATATCAATAGTTAATTATGAGCGATACCAAGTAACCTTTACAACAGATTTTACAACAGATTTTACAACAGATTTTACAACAAATCAAAAGAAAAAGAACCAAAAAGAAAATATACTAAAGAATATAAAAGAAACCCCTACTAACGTAGGGGGGAAAGAAAAGGCCGCCGCTGACGCGGCTACCACCTCAAAGGTAAAGAGTATCGAAGAAAGACAAAAGGATTTCTACAACCTTCTAAGGCCATACGTGAATAAATATCCTGAGGAAATGCTGACAGCTTTCTACAACTATTGGAGCGAGCCAAACCGCAGCAGAACAAAGATGCGTGCCGAGCTGGAAAAGACATGGGACTTGCCACGGCGGCTCGCAACATGGAACAGGAAAAGCGAGGAAAGGAAATTCTATGGAACAAATAGGACAAGTTATTCAACAGCACAAACAACTTTTGCAGCAGCATCAGCAGTCGCAAAGCTCCTTGCAGACAACGAATAGGACTGAGGAACTGATAAAGTTCTGCAAGCAATACTCCCCAAGCTATCAACTGGAGATATGCGGCAACCCCGAAGAGTGCTTCTTCGGCGACTACCCTACGCTGGCCCGGCTGAAAGCGGAGTATGGAAAGAACGCCGCCATGGCATTCATCATCCCGCAACTGCAGAACCTCGCAACATATTGCGGAAGCAGGGAGAAACTCGACGAGAAACAGTACACCGAGTGCGCATTTGTCATCAGCACCGAGTTCCACTTCCTGAAGGTGTCTGAGATAATGCTGTTTTGCCACCGATTCAAAGCAGGGCGCTACGGACGGTTCTACGGATCGGTCGACCCGCTCATAATCACCGAAAGCCTGCGGAAATTCTGCGAGGAACGATGCAGCTCATACGACAGCCATGAAAAGGAGTTAAGAAGACAACAAAAGGAGGAAGAAAAAGAACACGCAATATCCTACGACGAATATCTTCGCCGAAAGTCTGTAAAAATCTAAAAAACACCGAAAACATGTATACAAAAGATAAACCTCTCCGCGTTGTCACGCTATGCAGCGGATATGACTCGCAATGCCTTGCGCTCAACAGACTGCGCGAGGCTTATCCCGATTTCGACTACCGACTGGTGGCATGGAGCGAGTGGGACCCCGAATCGAGCGCACCAACCGACCGACAGCCTGCCGTGATTGCTCACAAGGCTCTCTTCCCCGACACGGCAGACAAGAACCTCGGCGACATGACGAAGATAGACTGGACGAAGGTGGAGGACTTCGACCTGTTGTTCTACTCCACCCCGTGCCAAAGCATCTCGCAGGCTGGCTTGCAACACGGATTCACCGAGGGCAGCGGCACACGCAGCAGCATCATCTGGAATGTGCGCGACGCAGTGAAGGAGAAGCGACCGAAGTTCCTCTGTCTGGAGAACGTGAAGGCGATGGTGACGGAGAAGTTCGTGGGAATGTTCAACCTTTGGCAGTTGGAACTTGAACGGCTCGGCTACCGCAACTTTGCCGAGGTGCTGAATGCAAAGGACTACGGAGTGCCGCAGAACCGAGAGCGCATCTTCCTTGTCAGCATCCGCGACGATGGCGACCTGCCGCGATTCTTCTTCCCCAAGCCGTTCCCACTTGAACGCAGACTGAAAGACGTGCTGGAGGAGAACGTGGACGAGAAGTATTATTTGAGTGACAAGATGCTTGACTATTTCAACCGCGTGGATGCCGACAAGACGCACGGGCATAACTTCACACCGAAGGACGGCGACGATACGGCTTTCACTATCCGAACGGCACCAGGCAACCGAGTGGACGATAACTTTATAAAGGATGACTGACAGAGTGATGATCGTCGGGCAAGTATGGCGGTCAAGTCAAAACGGACAAGTGTACGACCCTCGCGGAGTGTCGCCAACCATTTGTGTAGGACATCACGCAGGAGTCGAACCGAAGATAATTGTGTACGAAGATGAACAAACGAGTGATAAAGCCGATGTTGGAGTTTCTCAGCAAGGCAGAGAGCGGAGTGTGGATGACTGACTTCCAGTTCCACCACATCAACTACGCCAGCCGCGACCTCGCTTGCACCATCAACGCAGGCATCAACTACAACAATACGACATACATTATCGAAGTCGAAGATGAGCAAGATAATCGCAGTGAGGGCAGTAGGCCGTGAGCGCACCGAAGAGGAGAAACTTCGCCGACACCTTCACGGCGACAAGGGCGCAAAGTTCAGCAAGGGCAAACGAATGTGTATCCTTGGTGACGTTTGCGGCTGCGTCACCACCTTTGCAACGAAAGACAATTTAGTGGCAGAGTTTTATGAAGATGAAATATGATTTGTACGACTGCTTCTATTGGAACAAATCGCCCGACTTTCAGCGACCTCCATTGAAGAACATCGGACGAACAGTAACAACCGACAACCACGCTCCTGCTGTGGTAGTCGAAAATAAATTGAATATGGCAGACCAGAACGCAATCGAATTGCCCTCAGAATTGAAGGGCAAGAAATTCCGCATCCGCAAGCTGACACCCCGCGAGTGCTTCCGCCTCATGGGAGTGGACGACAAGGACATCGACAAGATACAAGCCGCAGGAGTCAGCAACTCGGCACAGTATAAACTCGCTGGCAACAGCATCGTCGTTGACGTGCTCTTCCACATCTTCCGCAAGATGTTCATCGAGACCGAAAGCGAAAGCCAGCAACTCACGCTATTCTAATAGCGGTAGCCGCTCGGCTCTGCCGCTAACAATCATTATAAACCCATTTCAACTTTCAATTAAAAATGTACATACTACCAAAACTCAACACCTCGCCCGTCGTCTTCGACAAACTCTCTCACCGGTACTTCTACGACGGACACGAACTGTCAGGTATCACGTCCACGCTCGTCGAACGGGCATTCCCAGGCGAGTATGACAACGTCGACGAAAAGGTGCTCGAAAGGGCACGACAACACGGAACGACGGTTCATCAGGCAATAGAAGACTACGAGAACGAGTTCATTCTCGACGACTCGCCAGAACTCTCCGCATACGTCCAACTGAAAGAGGAATACGGCCTCGCACACATCGCATCGGAGTACATCGTCTCCGACCTCGTTCACTACGCATCGCCCATCGACATCGTAATGGCTAACCAAAACGGGGATATAGTCCTCGTCGACATAAAGACTACCTACAAGCCGAACTACGAGAAGACAGCACTGCAACTGAGTATCTACAAGCGTTTCTTCGAACAACAGAACCCCGACCTGCATGTCGCCGATATCGCAATAATGTGGCTGCGACCCGACAGGAAAGAGTACCGCGCTCTCGTTCCATGGGCACAGGAAACTCTCGACAGCCTCATAGAGGCCGACATCACCGACAAGCCTTTCGATATCACCGCCACCTACGGCTCCCTGCCAACGGAGTTCGCCAAGGCAGAGAAAAGCCTGGCAGCGATGAAAATCATGATAGAAATGAACCAACGGCAGTATAAAGCCCTGCAGGAGAAGCTCTACACACTCATGGAGCAACACAACGTGAAGTCCTTCACAGGCTCGCACGTCCGGCTGACACGCTCCCTGCCGACAGAGGCAAAGAAATTCGACGTCGATGCCTTCCGCGCCAAAAACCCGGAGCTCTACAAAAAGTATCTCACTACTCAACAACGAGGCGGATCGCTGCGCATCACAATCCTCGACAAATCGTAACATCTATCCCGTCTATAACATCTATCTCATCTATAGCTTCTATGAAAATCCTACTTCTCAACACTGCCGAAGGTCTCAAACCAATGTACGACGACGACTACGACGAAAAACGACGGCTACGGCTCGGACAGGTATACCAGGCAGAGATAAAGGTGGCGCGGAATATACGCTTCCACCGATTGTACTTCGCTCTCATCAACTGCGCGTGGGAGTATCTCTCCGAACGGCAACAGCAGTTCTTCCATGGCAGTAAGGAATCGTTCCGAAAGACGGTCGAAATAGCAGCTGGACACTACGAACTGGTCTACTCCGTTCAGCGGAAGGAGTGGATGCAGATACCGCGGTCTATAGCATTCGACCGACTGTCCGAAGATGAGTTCTCTGCACTCTACGAACGGGTCAAAGACGTCATATTCTCCACTTTCCTATCCCACGTCTCTCTCGAACAGTTCCTCACCACCCTCGCACACTTCTAAAAACTCAAACGATACAATGGCAAAAGATTGGAAAGGTGGCAGCGCATCGACATTCAAGACGATAGGCGCGAGCAACCACTGCGACCACGACCGAGGTGATGCCGACTACTACGCAACGGAACCAGCGGCAACGGACTGGCTCTGCAAGATTGAGCAGTTCAAAAGTCCGATACTGGAGCCGTCATGTGGCGAGGGGCACATCAGCCGGCAACTGATTGCACACGGCTACGAGGTAGTGAGCCGTGACCTTGTGGATAGAGGCTACGGCGAAGTGGCCGACTTCCTATTCTTCAACAACGAGCAATGGGAGGGCGACATCATCACCAATCCACCCTATGCAGCAGCGCAGGAGTTCGTGGAGCAAGCCCTGAAGATGATACAACCAGGGCGCAAGGTTGCCATGTTCCTCAAGTTAACATTCCTCGAAGGTCAAGGCCGTGCTGAATTGTTCAAGCGAAATCCGCCCATTCGGGTATGGGTAAGCCGTGCAAGATTGAAGTGTGCCATGAATGGCGACTTTGACAGCATCGGCAGCAGTGCCACCGCTTATGCGTGGTTCATCTGGGAGAAAGGCTTTCAAGGACACCCCGAAATTCGGTGGTTTAACTGATATATAGTAACTTATTTTTCATTCCCCATGACCATCGAAATTCTTGATAATATTCCCGACCTCATAGCTCTACAAGCAGTCACTGAGGTAGTACGGGAAGGTAAAATCTCTGGCATTGGCGACAAACGACAGTATTGTTATGCCATGTCCTATGACTCACCAGTAGGAGAACTCTTTGTCTACACAAAGCCTTATAGAAAGTCTCCTTGCTTCCGAGTATGTAAAGCAAAATGTCTCAATCCTTGACATACTTCCACCCCTAAAGGGATGGGATTCTTGGCTGCAAGCGTGACCGCCTCCCGGCCATTGGCCGGGAGGTCTTACCGTCACTCGCCAATTCGGCAATGCCCTGCCGAAGTATATTCTGAGCCGCATGGAGGTCGCGGTCGTGGACTGCGCCACACACAGGGCAAACCCACGCCCGGTCGTCCAAATGCAGCTCCTTGTAGACAAAACCACAACCGCACCTCTTTGAGGACGCAAACCAACGGTCAACCTTATGGACAGTAACACCATACTTCGTTGCGACACACTGCAACTTCACCACGAAATCGCCATGCGCAAGGTCGCTGACCTTCCTGCCCCAGCGGCGGCGCATGCCCTCGAGAACCAGGTCCTCGAGGATGATGGTGTCATACCTGCGGCAAAGGTCGTGAGCCAGCTTCCACTGGAAGTCTCCCCTCTTGTCGTGGATGCGCTCATGGAGGCGGTCAAGCTCCAGTCGCTTGCGTTCCCGGTTGTTGGAACTGCGAGCGCATTTCGAGAGATTGCGGCTCCTGCGGCGAAGCTCTCCAAGGTCTCCCTTGAGAAACTGCGGATTGTCAATAGTCGTGCCGTCGCTCAGCGTCAGGTACTTCTTCAGTCCGAAGTCGATGCCTACGGATGCACCATCGTGTGTCTTTCCGATAGGCTGTGCGGACTTGTCGAGCACCATGACGATGAAATATTCCCCAAGGCGGCTGCGCTTGACGATGAGTGTCTTCACCTTCCCGTCATAGGGACGGCTGAGAGAGAACTTGAAGCGTTTCCTGATGCTGTTTATTGTCAGGACGTTGCCATTCAGAGAATAGCCGCCCTGCTTGAAGACGATCGAGGAGAAGTCGCCCACCCTGCGGAACTTCGGGGGACGCGTTGCCAATCGTTTGAAGAAACGCTGATAGGCGGTGTCGAGACGCTCGAGGATTTCCTGCACCGTCTGGGAGTGAAGCAGCTCCCTGTGAATGCGGTGCGCAAAGTGCGCCTTCATGCGCTTGCAGCTGACATACCTTCCGTACATGCGGTAGTACCTGCGCTGGAGCGCAAGGGCGTGATTCCATACAAAGCAAGCTTCTCGGAGCATCTTGCCAAGATGCCTCGTGCGCCGGTTGTGGTATAGTTTGTACTTGTATGAAATCATACACAAATTTACTCATTTTCAATGAAATATGCAAATTTTACATCACATTTTTTATTATTTCTCGCTCTCATCACCAGATTGAAATCGGGAGTATTCTCGCGTTAATCCATAAAACAACTTTCAACTATGAAACAAAAAAATTTTCGACAACATTCTCTCAGTACTATTCTGCTTAGTACTTTTCTCGGCACTCATTGCTTTTCTTAGCATCTTCTATAGTGCCTGTCAGCTACACTCCATCCACAGCGATGTCCTCTCTATCCACGAGGAACTTAAAGCCCTCAATGACTCAATCTATTGGTAAACTATCAAATCTATAACAACTATGACTGGAATTTATATAATACTAACACTACTCGTTGTAACACAGGCATTATACTCCTACTACAACCATATCAATATTGACGTGCTTAAAATTTTTAAAAAAAGGATTTCTCAGCATGACAAGCATTTTGATAAAGTCTTAAAGGTATATGAAGATTCACTTGAAGTAGACAAAATTGTCAGAGATAGACTTGACAATTTCTCAGATACATTAGACTTATATAAAAAAGTCTGTGATTTTCTCAATGATGCTTACGCACAACTCAACTTTAGAGTGCAGCAACTTGAAATGCTCAACTCCAGTGCTACACTTACTGATAAGTATGACACCCTCAACCCAAGTGGTGTAATGTATGTATATGATACTCAAGTGATTACAGACAAACCCGAAACAATAGATTTTACAAAGGAGGAATAAGTTATGCCAACTCTTCATCAACAGTACCAAGAATTTGCAGAGAGATTTGCAGACAAACTCAATTCTCTCCTTGAAAATGACACAGACATTGATGTCAACTCTCTCGACGAACTTCAAAAGAAGTTTACTGAATACACACAAGAAGAAATATTAAACGAAGAATAAAATTATGATAAACATTGCAGAAATACTAAAGAACGCACCAAAAGGACTGAAACTTTATAGTCCCTTATTTGGTGAAGTTGAGCTTGTAGAGGTAACTAGTGACAATATGGTGTATGTTGAGTGGCAAGAAGGTCATGAAGGCTTCTATGAAGATGGTAGATTTTATGATATTTCTGATTCTGAATGCCTCTTGTTTCCATCTAAAGAACATCGTACTTGGGATGATTGGCAGAAAGTGCTATTTCCAAAAAGTATTAATAGTGTTGTAATGTATGCTCCCCTGAACAACGCTTACCTACTAACAGAGAATGGTACAGTTTTTTCGGACAATACAGGTTCAACGTATGATACTCTTACCAATCAGACAGGAAACTACTTACTTGACTCTCGTTATGCTACACCTAAAGAAGCAGAGCAATTCTTTAAGGAACTTGAAGCCAATGGGTATAAGTGGGATGGAAAGAGTGTTATTAAGATTAACCCCAACAAGCTCGAAGCAGGCACTATCCTAAGACGGGGTGGTTTGTTAGTTCTCTGTCTTGGTGGCAGAAAAGCCATTAAGTGCAACAATGAGCAATTTACCATCCAATATCCCGATGAATGGGTAATAGCGAATGAAAATGAGTACAACTGTTTCTTTAATGCTTTATTGGATAATGGGTATTACTATGATCACGAAGAAAAAGTTGTCAAGAAAATCATTTCCGATGAAACAATAGACTCTGTTGTTCAAGCATATAAAGATTCTCTACCCTTTACAGGTGACTATTCATCATATAGTGAAGCTCTCACTCATGCTTTTAAGCAGGGTGTAGAAACAGGTATTAATTTAACTAATAAATAATTATGACACAAGAAGAAAAAGCAAAAGCTTATGACGAGGCTCTTGAAAGAGCAAGAAAATACAAAAAATATGATTATATGATGATTAATGTTGCTCTTGATAATATCTTCCCCGAACTTGCAGAGTCCGAGGATGAGAGGATAAGGAAAAAACTAATTTTTGATTTTCAAGTTCTTGGAAAAACTGAATGGGGTGACCTCAAAGTTAAAGATATTCTTGCTTGGCTCGAAAAGCAAGGTGAGCAACTATATATTCGATTTGGTGAAATTCCGACTGATGAAAAATCTAAAATTTATCGGGGAGAAGAAGAAGTTGGCGCAGAAAATGGAGTGTCTGTTTATCCCGCTTTTGAGACGAATGAGGGAGATATTGTTTTAGGGCTAAATTTACCTATAACAAAAACCACTTTGTATACTCAACAACATTTACTTGAATATGATGATAGACCATGTTATCTAGTAAAAGGCAATCATGTCGGTAAAGATACAGATGGACAACCTTTGATTGATAATGTTCATATTATTAGAAAGATTGATAGTTACAGAGTCAAAGAAGAAAAAGTTGGCAATAAGACCTGTATAGAGCCCGCTGGCTGTATAGAGCCTATTGGCAACGTTGAGCCAAAGTTTAAGGTTGGTGACTATATAAGAAACAAAAAGACAAGTGATAAAGTTATAATAGAACAATTAGACATAGCAGCAAAAGCATATTGTTATGTAAGTTATGATGGTGCCGCTGTTAATCATTCTGACTTTCCTTTTGCTAAACAAGACGAGTGGGAGTTGATAGAACAAAAAGTGGCTAAAAATAGTGCAAAAGTCTCGGAATCTTCTATAGAAGAAAAGGATATGACTGAATATAAGAAAGGCTTTGAATGCGGAAAACAGCGAGTATTAAAATATCCAGAAGATTTTGGTCTATGTAAGAAACCTGCTGATACAGCTAAACGCATTGTAAATGTTAGCCCTGATTGGAGTGAAGAGGATGAAAGAAATCTTCAAGGAGTAATTGATGAGATTGAGGCAAACAAAAATCAGGCTCCAGATTATGACCTTGCGACTTATGACAGGTTTCTTTCTTGGCTCAAATCCCTCAAAGAGAGATACACTTGGAGGCCGAGTGATGAGCAGATGGAAGCACTCAACAATGTGTTTAATGATATAAATGCAGGTTGGGATGATAATGTTATTGAATCACTATATAATGATTTGAAGAAATTGTAAAGTTATGGATTACCCCTTAGTACAATATGGTTGTGACAACTGTGGTGCGTTGACAGAAGTATTGGACCTAGACCAACCACTACCAAAAGGGTGGACTTATGGAGATGGTTTGCACACACATTATTGCCCTAAATGTTCAAATTTAAAAATAAACAAGTTATGAGTGAAGAAAGAAATGATAAAATTAAAGAAGCTGCAAAACAACATAGTGATAAACTAACTGACGTCTTATCATTTATACAAGGAGCACTATGGGCAGACAAGCATCCTGATGCTATAAGTATGAATTATCTTTGCAGCTGGTACCAATGTTCCGTCGATGAAACCGAGGAACCGATATGGACTGATAAGCATATAGAAGAGTTGTTTAATGATTTTTATCTAATCCCTAAAAAGTGAAATTATGGAAGCACCAGAGAAAATTTATTTAAATCCGCTTCTTATGGAAGACGGGGAAAGCATTGTTAGACAATGCACTTTTGAGAGGCAAAGGGATAGCCAAGTTGAATACACTCGCACTGATGCCTTTATTGATAAGGCATGGGATTGGATTGAGGATAATATATTGTCTTCAAATCAGCAAGATAAATCACTCCTATATTATGAACGGTTTAAAAACTGTATTAAGGAGTAAAAACTAATAGGGAATCTCTTGGTGACTAACGAGAACTGAATCAACAGAAGTATATGGATGTTACCAGCAGAAGCACTCTCTTTCTAAAAGTTCTGTTGTAGTGAAGGTGCTTATATCTTGTTAAGCGGAGTTCGATTCTTCAGATTCCCGCATAATTAAAAACATTAAAGTCATGAAACAGTACATAGACAAAGCCGCTGTTATACAAGCAAAGGAAGCAGCACGAAATACATTTAATTCGCTTCCATTTGAGACAAGAAAGAAACTTGCAAATGGCTATGAAAGGTTGTCGGAAGTGGAACTATTACTAAGTAAAGGTGATAACCTTTCTATGGCTACTGTAAAGAAAAGAAAGCGAGAACTTGAACAATGGATTTTAGAATGGTATAATGAAAATAAAATATAAAACATGGAACAATATATATCAAAATCCGCTTTAGTAGCGGAGATAGAGAGTTTAAGGCGCACTACTTTTACAAACTTTGATGAAGGTGTCAATGCTACAGTTCAAACCATTCTTGAAGTAGTCGACACTCTTGAAGTGAAAGAGGTTGATTTGAATGTTATACAAAGAATGGAAGAATGTCCTTTCAGACGGGTAGGATGCACTATGTATGAAGATAAGATACTTGAATGCAATGGTGCTTGTAGTTGGGTTGTAGACTATCCTAAATTGAAAGAACTTAAAGCACAGAAAGGAGAATAGTTATGACACAAGAAGAATACATTAAAACTCATCCAGAGCAATTCAAGGATGATATTGATAAGTGGCTGTTCACTGATTTTGGTATAATTGGAGGTTGTTGTTCAGCAGAGAAAAGTCATGAATACCACATTGCAAGAATGGTGGCAGAGAGGTATGAGCAGAATAGGCTTGCACATTGTGATGAACTTACACCAGAGCAGGCACAAACAGAGTCTAACTTTGTTGTTCAACACTTAAAAAGCAACAAACGCACACCAACCTTTATTGATGCTATTGAATACGGATGGACAAAAGCGATTGAAAAGGCTTGCGAGTGGCTTAAAGAAAACAAATACCATGCATTCATCGGTTGTGAAGACACTTGTCTAAGTGGTTATTTAACAGATGAATTTATCGAAGACTTCAAAAACTATATGAAAGAAGAATAAATTATGGTTTACATTTTACTATTTATTGTTGGATTGCTCATAGGAGCATTGTTGATTCCACTCATTATTTACTTTAGAGCAAGACACTCTGGATGGGATGATTCTAATATCTTTAATGTCTTTAGGGTGATTGCACATCTTGCACTACACCCTGCTGACTTCATTCGTATGCAATACCCAGATGGTAAGAAACCATTCTGGTATCTCACGAAGGATGAGTTGTCAGAGATAGTTGATTCAAGACCTAATGAGGAAGAGGTATGAAAGAAAAAACCATGCTTGACAAGGCTTTTGACTTCATTGTGGAGACGCAAGAGGATAATGACTATATCTGCGAGAAGATGTCTGAATTTAGCGATGAGTGGGATTATTGCTGCAATAACTGCCAGAACCTAAACAAAGAATGTGTAAAAAGATTTTTGAAACATTATGAAAAAAAATGAAAAAAGCGAGTGACGAAAGGTGTTGTGAATGTGGCAAGCCAGCAGTAGCCTATTGGCCAAATATCGACCCAGACATCCCAGCCTACCCCTATTGTAGAGAGTGTCTTGATAAGGAGAAAAGAGAACTAATGATTAAACTAATGGAGATTGATAAAGAAATATGAAAATTGCTTCACACAACTCATGGTCGTTCCTGCCTGTCCGTCAATGGTGGCTCCGACCCTTCGCATGGATGGCACGATGCCAGTCTCTAAACATCGAACAGCAATACTATAACCACCATATACGACACTTCGATCTACGCATGCGGTTCGATAAAGATGGGAACTTCGTGGCATGTCACGGGCTCGTCAACTATCGGGGGAACATCACAAACGACCTCGATTGGCTCAACGGGAAAGTATGGAAAGAGAACCCTATCAGCGTCAGAATACTCTTCGATTTCCGTAATGGCAAAAACACATACGACGAGGTCTTATATACGGAGTTCATCAATTACCTACGCGTCTATTTCCCTGCCCTCACCATCCTCTCATGCCGCTCACTGCCAGAATGGGAAAAACTTGCCGACGTGCCCGACGCTGAATGGGAAGAGTACTCGGCGTCAAAGGCAAAGCCACGCTTATGGGGACTGTTCCCCTGGCTATACGCAAAAACGCATAACAAAAAGCTCAAAACTGAAAACCCATCCCCCATCCTACTCGACTTCATTCAATACTGATAATGGATTTCAACATACAAAAAAAATACAACGTCGGCGGACAGACAATGAACGTAAAGTCTGTCGACAACCTCGACGGGAAACTCGGAGAGTGCTGCCTCGCAGCAGGTTACATAAAGATAGCACGGCAGTTCCGGGGCACAGAACAGTCGGAGAGCAGCAAGAAGAATACGTTTGTACACGAACTCACCCACTCCATACTCGACACTATGGGAGAGAGCGACCTCAACAATAACGAGAAATTCGTCTGCACATTCTCCAGTTTCCTGCTCGAAGCTCTGCTGTCAATGAAGTAGCCGACGTCGCGCCTTGTATCAATAAGTCAACAACTCATCCTCGACACCGCGGACAGATAAGCATGGCAACGGCAGGGAACATCTTCCTCGCTATCTTGTAGAACCACCACTACTCTTCTTATTCACTTTCTTTGCCATATCGTTAATTCGTTATTCTGTAAATCTGTCAATCTGTTACTCACTATACTCTGCAATATCATATATGTGATCTGCTGCATTTGCCCAGCCACTCGCAGCCTTGTAACTATTCACACTCTCCGTAGGAACGTATATCTTATAGTTGGGATTCCATTGTTCAGCTAAAGAGGCTGTTAAAGCATATGTTGGAGGTGTAGTTGCATTGACTATTATTGTTTTAAGATTACAACAATATCTTAAAATATTATTTTGCATACCTGTTGTAGAAGCAGGAAACACTACTTTAGTGAGAGCATAGCAAGAATCAAACATTACTTGAGTATTACTTGCAGTAAAACTACATGTCCAGTTAGACATATCCATTTCAAGTAAGTTATAACACTGATTAAACATGTAATTAAAATTAGTACACTTTGAAAAATCAATAGTTCTCCCGCTAAAAGAGCACCTTCTAAGAGAAAAGCAGTACTGGAACATGTTCGCCACTTGCGTTACTTTCCCAAAGCTATAGTCTCCGAAGATAACCTCTTGTAATTTATAGCATTCCAAGAACATCTGCGAAAGATATACGGCCGAAGAAAACACCCAAGTACTTATGTCTATTGTTTCTATCACCCTACATCCACCAAATGTGTACCTATAGTCTGTCATGGTAGACGGCACTGGAAGGTTTTGAAAGTCGGCGCTTTTCAAACTGCCACAATGCTGAAACGCGCCTGATATTTGACTTATTGTAGGCATGTTTTCTCCAAAATGAAGATTCTCTAAAAGACTACATCCTGCAAATATATAACCAAAGTTCCACCCATTTGTATTTATAAAATTGTCAAAATCAAGTTCCCTGAGTTTACTATAAGCAAAGCCGTAGGATTGTGTAGCAAACAAATACCACGTGGTTCCAAACTCTATATGTTCTATATCACTATAGGCAAGAAAATATTGATATATAATCATAGGTCTGCTGCTGTTAGTATTGTACCACTTAAACCTTTTGAGTATATCACTTCCCCAAGAATAAGCGGCACTTGCAAACCCAGGACAGTTACCTTGTATCTCAAGGATTTTATTTGTACCTATTAACGCCATATATCCATCTTCTCCTCTTCCTGCATCACTTGATGTAAAGAAATATCTATACCACGTACTATTTGTATATAGTTTATATACTACATAATTTCCTTCATTTGTAGGCAAAAGATGAGACACAACCTCGTTCCCAGCAGTTGTATGAGTCCACGATAATACCAACTCTCCGTTTACTACTTTATATCGTTCTATGACACTATTTGCGTTTGAACATCTTACCCAGAAATGGTCATTGTTTGTAGCGGGATTAGCTATTCTGTCTCTGCAATCGTATAGCATAACCATAGTATTGGGATTGTTCTCTACGTCAAATAAATCCAAATCAGGCCAGTCGGCTGGTCTTTTGAACTTCCAATCGTGTGTCCAATACTCGCTTCGGTCTTTGCCCTGCTGTATCTGCGCTATATAGTCATCGTACACATCAATCTTTGCCGTTGATGGCACAGTGACACCCTTTGCCTCTATTGCGGTCTTGATATCCGCTTTTGCAGTATTAAGACGTGTAATTTGGTCTGCCACACTCATGCCATACCTCCTTCCTCTTCTATGGGTGCTTCCTCTTCGTGGAAGTCCTCTGGCAACTCAAGTATAGGAGCATCGAGGACATTGCCGTTATAATCCCTATATCTATAACCTAACAACACCTCACTACCGAAGTCTATACCATCGGCTGTCCTAACACATGTCATTCCTTCATCGGCTACAAGCCTCTTTGTTGGTGTGCCGTCAAATAATTGTGCAAGTTCTACTATCATAATATTATATCGCTGCTAAAAGGGTTTCTATATCGCCTACCATACTCGTTAACTCGGAATAAGATGCAAGGCGTGTTGTCGTAAAGGTTATACTCTCATCATCCATTATGTGAGCAGTCCAATTATACTTGCCGCGTTGTACGTAGAAGTAATAGCCGTTATCATTCACTGTTTCGTCACTCAACAAATGTAGATACATATCTTGGTTATCTTCCGTTGACATTGTCGCCTTGAGTAATACCTCTCTTCCTGCGGCAAGGGCTGTTGTGATGCTCGCGTATGTTCCACTCGTCAAGGTGTAATCCTCATCAGGCACGGCAATTATCAATGGCAAGGTAGGATTGGTGTTGCCAACGCTCACCGTATTTCCCGAAGAAAGTGAAACATACTTCACCTGTGGCTCTGTACCATTGTAGTCGGATGCCGTGAATATAGCACTCCCACTTCCATTCACGTTGAGATAACGATAGAGATAGTTACCATACTTGATAACAACATCTTGTTCGTTAGACAACGCCGTGGTAATCTCCACAAAGGTCTTGTCGAGGGAATATATACCTCCGCTCTGTGTCATCGTGACAAGCATTGCGCCACTACCACTTGCTCCCATTACTGATACCACAGCTTCTTTTATTGTAGTATTCAATGATACATCTACTGTGTATCCTTCAGATGTAGCACTACCTTTGTAGGCATTATTAGCAGAACGATACATAGGAACAAAGAATGTTCCTTCTGTCACACTTATCTTAACTACAGGCTGCTTCTCATTGGTTATGGCAGATGCAACAGCAGTATATGTAGCATTATCTACAGTATAGATTCCATCAGTTCCTCCACTTGTAGTTGTTGTTATAAGTTCTGTACCACCTCCACTCTGTAACTCTGTGATAGTGACAGTAGCACTGCTTGTGCTCTGCACATCAACGGCTATCTCATAACTGCCATGTTGGATACTGCCCTTGTAACCAGTAAAGTCTGTACCACTCTGGCTATAAGTATATTCATATACAGGAATCAATACTCCAGTAGTGCTAAGAGGAGCAACATTCGCATTCAGCACAGCTATCTTACCATCATCAACAATAGCCTTGATAGCATTATAAGGATTAGCAGAGAAAGAAGCAGAAGATGTAGTGCCAGTAATAGTCACATCAACCATTTCACTACCACCTGCACCAACATTACTGATAGCACTCTGCACAAACGCCGTAGTAGCAATCTGTGTGGTGTTTGTTCCACTTGCAGCAGTGGGAGCGGTAGGTGTGCCCGTCAAAGCAGGGGATGCTTTTGGAGCGTAGGTAGAAGAAGCGGCAGAAGTGGTAAGATATATATTTGAGTCCACACTACCGTCAGCCTTTACAAACTGACTACTCGTTCCACCACTAGTTATAAACTTTGCAGCAGTAACATGATTGCTATCATTTATAGTAACACCACTATTCTGTATCTGTCCACCTGTGCCATCAAACCTTGCAATGGCATTGTCTGTTGATGTGACCTTTGCTACTTTAGCGTCTAAAGCGGTCTTAATACCACCACTTGTAACTGTATTTGTACTATTGGCAGTAGGTGTAGTATCTAATACAACATTGGCAACCTTATTACTATCTACAATACTTGTAGCAGTTCCAGTGCCAATCTTTACCTTGACATCCTGTACACTTGTATCTGCTTTTCCTAAAGATGTCTGCACAGCACTTGCTAAGTCAGTCTTGGGTATTCCGGTTGAAGGCTTGGTGTATAAGGACGTTGTTGTATGATTATAGGTAATAGATCCCGTTGACCTATTACATATTACTGTTATTGTACTTTCTGTAGTATTTGTAACAGCAGTAAATACTATTTCTCCTGTCTGATAGTTACATGTTATTAACCTATGATTCAAATCACCTTCAGATATAATGACACTCTTGCCTAAGCTGTTACATATAGCAAGGAAATCATTTCCAGATACTCTTGAATCATCTTCCATATCTTTTATGAAAGGCTCATCATAATAGTAAGCATGCTGCTGCTCGGTTTCATAAGTAGTGTGTATCACATTCCCATTCTCATCCTTAGTGGCTCTTTCGGCATAACCAGCAGTCGTAGCATAGGTAGGCACACCGACATCCTTAATCACATATAAGGCAGTGCTATCATAAGTATATGTAGTACCACCTTTTGTTATAGTCCCACCATTAAGTAGAGTGCTATAATCTTCTTCGTTTATATAAATTACTTTTTCTAAGTTTGCCATACATTTCGCTCCTTAAAACCTAAAACAAAAAACTATCTTTCAAGTCTATCCGTTCTATAAAACCTATCCTATCTATAATTTCTATCTTAAAAACCCCGGCAGGGATATCGAATCCGGCACCCGCCAGGGTGTATCTTAATGATAATCTGAATACAACAACTTCATCTGATTACTCCATGTAATAGTATCACAGACACTCCTTCTCTCCCCTCCACTATAATATGTAGAAGCATAGGGCCTTTGAATATAGCGAGAAGGCCCCGTTACCCTGAAAGCAGCCCTAACTGTAATAAAAGCATTATCAAAAGCATAAGAGTTTACTGGACCCCACTTTGTAACCATCTTCTTAAATGTCCTGTTTGCGTTCATCGCTATAGCCCAAAACCGAGAATTTAGACTGTGGATAAGTGTATCTGCAGCACCAGTTACTGTAGTTGTATGCGTATTACCAGAAGAAAAGAATTTGCCACCTTTAGTCACTCTCCATCTTCTTTCCTTGGAAGAATTACCCATGTGTTTATAAGCAGAGCGGTCAGAAGCAAATTCAAGACATAGTTCAAGATTACCAGTATCCATACTATCTTCAAGCTCTTTTGGAACCCAAATCACCTCCGCAATGAGATTATCATTCCCATCTACGTAAAGCTTTATTGGATAAGGGAAGAAAGGAAAACTCTCATCCACAGCCACTTTGTCTACTCCTTGTTTATACTCCATAAACCAATAAATCAAAACTGATAACTCAAAACTCCCTACGTCAGGTCTATTATTTCTATCTTGTCAGCCTTAGTGTCATTCAAAGTGACTATAGCACTCCTCGCCACCTCATCCTTGATGTCATGAGGAGTGCCGCCAACAGTAAGAGTCTTTACATAACTATTCGCCATACTCTATCACCTCTATTTCATCTATAATATCTATAGCGTCTATTCTCCCTATTAGCTCACAGAAGTAGTAACTCCCACAACAACCGACTTATTAGTAGTCTTGTTAAAGGTAATCACCTCATTGGCATAACTCGCATAGTCGTAAGTCAGATTGTCTGATGAAGGTGTTACAGTCACTCCTGTAACAGCGGCTAAAGAGACAGTAAGATTTGAAACGCTTGCATAAGGACTATGTAGCACAGTGACATTGACAGGCTTATCATTATAGCTCATAGCCGCAGTTCCTACATACACTACATCTGTTCCTACTTTCGGAACTGAAATAGGTATTATAGCCTGAGCATCTGACAGCGCACTGAAAGTGATCCCCAATACAGGAATTTTATTAGCTTCATAGGCTGCTGTCATTGCACTTATAACATTACTTGGAAGCGTTGTCGTAGAACCAAGAGTAGCAGTGCTGGTAAAAGGAATAGACTCATAGTCCTTTATCTTGTCATTTCCAGAAGCACCACTTACAGCATCATCCACATACTTTTTTGTTGCTGCATTAGCATCAGCAGTTGGTGTCTTCACATTTACTGTCGCACCTGTGAAGTTGTGAGTACCTGTATAGGTATCGCCACCTTTCTGTGCATAGATAGTCGGATCAATATTAGCCTGAACAACCTTAAAATCAGAAGCCTTAAAGGAAGTATCATAGTCGCTTACTGCATAAATGAAATCTCCTACTTCACATTTGGGAGTAAGTCCTCCATAGGTTCCAGCCTGTGTGACAACCCAGTAGTAACCTGCTTTATAGTTTGTAAGGTCTGCAAGGTGCTTCTGCCCAGATACAAGTTGAGTGTCATCACTCCTCAAATCATCATCCTGCATCATAGCAGCACCAATCTGTGCCCTGTCAATAAGCATCTGAGCATCCGCAGGGGTAGTAAAACCTGCTGTGCTGCTGGTACTTGAACTGCTTGTCACTGTGTCCCTCAGACCTGATACTATTGTTGATTTGTCAATAGATGAACCAGCTGTACCATCACCTTTAGTAGTAGTTATACTACCATTACTCATCTGAATACTGGTAATAGAATTGTTCTTCACACCTATTACCTTCTTGTTCAATGCCGCAAGACCTTCTACTATATCGTCTATAGTACCACCACTGGCAGTAGGGTCTGTAGGATTATCGCCAACAGCACTACGAATGTCTGTAACGATATTATTATACAAGGTAAGTTCATCATCGCTCAGAGTCTCATTCGCTCTGGTAGCACTTTCGACCTTCCTCGCCAATGCATCCTTTATATCATACTCGACATTATTGACCTTTAACTTTTTTACTCTTGCCATACCTTTTCCCTTTCCCTTATCTTAAAACTAAAAACTTAAAACCCAAAACTAATCAGTGGCCGCAGAGGGGCTTTCACCTCCCCCTGCCGACACCACCAAGTAAAGTTATGAAAACACGAAAACTCAAAACTAAACCTACATCAGCAGACAGCACAGAAAACCAAGCACCACTCCAACACAGTCAGCAATCAAGTCACCTCCGTCAAACTTACCTCCCCTGAAGAAGTCCACAATCTCCTTGAAAAGACCAACCACGACACCAGCAATGGCACCACAGGTGGCACAAATCAAGTTACTCTCACCCATCGTAGCCTTGAACAACAAAGCAACAATAGCCACAACACAAAATGCAGCAACCAAGTGCAACCACTTGTCAATACCCGCATTCTTAATTTTCTCAATAATCTTTTTCATATTTAAAAACTTTAAAACTTGAAACTAAAAACCCTCAACTCTCCTCAATCTCCACACTCTCACCATTAGTGTTGAAGTTCTGAACACTGCTCAGCTTCAAACACTCGGCATCCTCATCCACCTGGGCAAGGAACAAATCACTACTGTACACCCTGGCAAGAACCTCCTCAAGCTCAGCCTCCTTATACATACTGCCATCAGGCTTATTTATTCGTACATCCCTCGCCATATCTGTAAACTAATAATCTAAAACTGAAAACTAATAAACATTCTCAAATACCTTCGCATATCCTTCTTCTATCACAACCCTGCCTTCTTCAACATAGAGGTAGTACCCCACTCCAAGGTCGCTCTCGCAGATAATAGCTACACTCACGTCAAGACCGGTGTTCTTCGTGTCAGTGCATACCGTCAGGCCGTCCTTCACATCTGTGCACACCGTCAGACTCGATGCCTTCACATCCGTACATACCATCAGCGCTCCTGCGACAACCGATGCAGCAACGCTCAATCCCGTGCTCCTGACCTCTATGCCCAAACTCAAACAACTCATCTCTATCCTCTATAAAGTCTATCCGCTATCCTATCTATAATATCTATAATATCTATGAAAAGTCTAACTCTCAACCTTACAGACATAACACCTGCCAACCTCATACCTTATACCGCCCTCGCAGTCGTCGTCGGGTATCTCGGCTACAACGCGCACCCTTATATCACCGACAATACCGCGCGTGTCAACAACGGCAATATATCGACCCTCGCCGTCATCAATGAGGTCGTCCTTCTCAAAGGTCTTATACAGCATGTTCTGACTGCCGTAGTATACCTCCACATACCAGTTGTCTGACGATGCATCAAAACCCTCGGCGCTCGGACTGACAACTATCTTCAATGTCGTGCCGGTATAATGCCTCTTACCGCACTCACAACTGCAACTACATGTACTCCCGTCTCCCATATCCTATCTATATTATCTATATTATCTATATTGTCTATCCTATCTATTCCTACCCTCAAACCATCAACTCCCGCTTCGCTGCTTCAAGCAAGCTCCTGCGGCTGTTAAGACCGTTGTAGCCGCCATTCACAACCTTCGTAATCAACTTCAATACCGTCTCGGTGTTCTCGCCATCATCGGCAACGGCATAACCGCAGAGATTACGACCGCAACCCTTCGTGAAAAACCAACACGAACTGCGCGTCGCTCCCAAAGGACGGGACAGAAGCTTGGGATTGCTCACAACATCATAACCGCAGTAGTTCTTATATCTCTGATAATTCCTGCGACCGGTAAGCTGTATCAACCCTCTGCCCTTGAACTTCACTCCGTCACCCTTCATCACGTTCCCAAGGTCTTTCCTGCCTTCATAGGCCGAGCCACTCGCCAACTCCTCAGTATAACGGAGACCACCGCTCTCGTGCAACACCTGGGCTAAGTAGTGACACACCTTTATCGGACTGTCTATGCCAAACTCCTTGAAATAGGTGTTCATATAGGGAACATACACCTCGGCCAACGTCTGCTTAGTACCTGCGTAATAACGCTTCGTCGTCGGTGCTATCCTGTACATCTGCTCTACCGTTATCTCCATATCCTATACCCTCTATAATATCTATAATATCTATAATATCTACCCTATCTATTTCCTCTATTCCAGCAACCAGCAACAAAAAGCCCTACCAGCGCAAGTATCGCACCCCATAGCCCCAACTTCACCTTCTTGAAGAAACTCATAGGCTTCTCAACGTACTCAACCTTCACTATCGTCGAGTCCACTCGCTCGTATATCGTGTCGTGCTGGGTCTTGTAAACGTATTTCAATCGGTCCACATACTTGTACTTCTCCTTCCATACCGTGTCTCCCTTCACTACCATCCACACAGAGTCTCGCGTCAGAATACTATCGACCTTCAACAGGGTGTCACGCTGGGTGATGATATTGGTATGCTCCACAGGCACCTCGACATACTTCACGCTCCTGCAACCACTCAACACTATGGCCACTATAGCCACTATAACCGCTATCACTACTATCTTATTCTTCATTCCTTATTCCTCCTCGCGTCCCACTCGGCAACCCTGTTGCGCATCACTTCTATCTGATCGGCCTTGATAAACTCCCTGTCGGGTATCTTCAACTCACTCAAATCTACGTCAAAATGACGCTCCGTCTTGTCTATCACCACCTTCTTCACCACTTTCCAAAATAGCGTCTCTCGCTCGTCAAGCCTGCAGGAGGCGTTGTTCTCCAAGGCAGAGAGCAACTGCTCAAAGATAATAGCACCGGTGGCTATATAGGAAAGGGGCCAGTCAACATGAACAAAGACGTACTTCTCAGCAATATAGGCAAGAATGATGAGTACAAGACGCTCGGGAATGGTCTTCCTCACAACCTTACCAAAGGCAAAACTCCTGAACTTCGCCTCGTGACGCTTCGTCTTCTCAGGATACATCACCTTCGCACGCTTGTCAAGCTGGTAAGCCGTCCAGGCATCGTAGAACACAAAGAGTATCATAACAACCGCCAACGGAAAGGCAGGCTGAAACTCTCCTACTATCCAACCAATAGCACCACCAACCATTAGACTCAATATCTTTATCACATTAACCTCTCCCATAATCTTTTACCTTTTTACCTAAAAACGGAGGCCCTTGTCCTCACGGAGAAAACCTCCGTCCCCATGAAAAAAATCAACAAAAAACTAATCTATTAACCCTTAAAAACAAAATATGAAGAAAAAATCCTATCCATCCTATCTATCCTCTCTATCCCATCTAAAACTCAAAACTGAAAACTCTATCCCCTCTATATCATCTATATTATCTATCCTCTCTATCCCCTCTATAAAAATCTATCTCATCTATCCCTCCATCATCGTCCCTTCGTTCAATTCCTCCTATACACGTTCATCTCATATAGCAGATTGCCGTCCTTGATAATGGCGAAACGACGATACTTCACATTCTCATCCCATACGCTGATACGTTCGCCGTCGGGGTAGTTATGCTCGTTATCGAGATAGTCCGTGGGGGCACTAACGCCACCATACGACCATTCATTCTCGCCGCCGACAATCCAAATGCCTTCCAATATGTTCGTGCCGCCATCGTTAATCTCCGCACTCGATATCCAACTCTTGTCGTAACGACCCACAACATAGGTACTCGTATTCTTGATACTCATCTGTCCCGTAGCACCCGTGTCATGGTCGCTGTAGTTCCACAGTCCTGTGGGATAACTCATCACGCCAGCTGTAATCTTCAAATAGGGCTGATAGATGGTGGTCTCGCTGCCACTGCCCCAGATGTCGTTCCAATAGCGACTTATCTGCAGGCCAAGGAAGACATCGTAACTCGTCATGTTCTGCCACTCCACAGGAAATACCACACCGTACTTGTCCTTAAATGACAATGGCCATACATACACACGGGCATCTTGCGACGTGCGAGCGGAAATACCATTGGGACCGAGGTCGTAGAGGTAGTTGCCCAACGTGTCGTAAAAGGTCAACACGGGGTTCTCACCCTGCAGACCAAGGGCTATACGCACAACGTCGTTATACTTCACTACCAACAAGCCGTTCTCTATCTCTACCCTCAGACCATTGCTGTTGTCACTCACAAGACTCTTGGCGACCAACTGAGCACTAATGGCATTGATAAGGTCTGCAATGACTTCTATCTCGCCATTCGTCTTTACCCTGATAGCGCTACGTATAACGCCATTAAGCCATGCGGAAAGAGCTACCTGATAGCTGTCTTGTTCGATGATAGTGTTCTTGCGAAGGACTTCTCCATCAGTGCCGTAGCCAATAGACTCACTTATACTCTGCGCCGTCTCACCGCTAATTTGCAAATGCCATGTGCCTACCCTATTGACGTAGACGTTAACTTGTATATCTTGAGAATAAGACACACCGTTTACGGTCGTTCCGCAATGGAATTTCACCCAACCCTCTCTCTTGGTAGCGTCTCCGCCGCCGTTAATGGCAGAGGATTGAATAGTAACCGTGTTCCCACTAATGATTACATTGTTGTTCGTGTTCTTAACCAACGTGCCGTCCACCGTGAGGTTGCTAATCGCTATATTGCTCGGCGTTATAGTGTCCGTTCCTACTTTCCCCGTGATAGTTATAGTAGAAGGAACGCCTAAATAACCGTATGTGGTCGTACTCCCCGATTGTGTGGCCGTCTCATCTATGACAATGGTTTCCTTGTCGGCCGTGAACACGCCAGCGTCCTTGCCGTCCTCACCGCTAATTTGTCCGAGGTCTAACCATGCCGAGCCGTCCCAACAGAAGATATGGCCGTAGTAGTTGTAATCCGAACCATTCTGCTTATAAGCGTCGCCCGTGGAAATAGTAACCCTACGCCATTGGCCGCTATGTAGCTCGTAGAGACCGCTATTACTACCGTCGTTGACGATGATAAGGTCGCCTTCGGAGAAATAGGATATGAAAGAACCCGATTGGATTGACGAATAGTCCTCGGTGTAGCCTTTAGCAAAGCCCTTCACCGTGAAACTCGTGCCGTTTTGTCCCGTCGCGCCGTTCTCGACATAAGAGAAAGACACGCGGTCGTAAACATCGCCGCTCTTCGTTAGGGTTATATCGCCGTATGTGTAAGCGGCATACCAAGGATAAGACACCGAGCCGCTCGCCAATCCCGAAAGGGTGTGAGACGTGCCATGCTCATCGGTGTATGTGCATGAGAGATAGAAACCGTCGGAGGTCGTCATAGATATTGGCGCATCCGAGCCATTTTGCTTCCATGACCTAATAGTGAAGTATTGTCCGTTAAAGGTGCTCCTATTGATAACCGATGGTGTCAGCTCCAAGTAGTACCGCGTCGTGCCCTTCAATTCCTCCACACCGCCTGTGTCGGTGGTAAGGTAGAACTCGTCGGCACGAAGGATAACCTTATGAGTGGTCTCTTGTGACCATATATGGTCGGAGAGGTTGAATTGTGTGTCCGCAGAGGTTAACACCGAGCCAATGCCCTTGTATATCCAATGTCCTGCCTCGTTATTCTCACTTGCGGTATTGACGGCTATGACATATAAGTTCTGCCTACTTGCATCCGTCACGCTGCCTTGTTGTACTACGTCGTCACCGACTTTCGGCACACTATCGTTGGCGGTGCTCATACCGTATGCCTCATAAAGGTCTTCGTCGATTATTATGGGGATTTTAGCGGTCTCGTCGCTAACAACGATGAAGTTGTAATCGTTGCCGTCCGACATCGTTTCCACACCCACATGTGTAACCAAACGCCACCACCGACGGTTAGCGTAAATCTCCTCGCCGTCTTCCACCTCCACGAGATTAAATGTCTCACAAGCGGCCATATCACCGACACGCCAATCATTCTTCACGGCGGTTTCCTCATCTTCCCTCGTAAACCATATCTTGTAGGCTTGATAGGTTCGCTGCCCTATTTGGTAGTGATAACTCCTGACATCGTATATCTTACCACTCGCACACCCAAAGCTCTGATAACCGCTCGTATAGCTCTTCTTATGAATATCTATCTCCGCCGTCATCATAACTCTACGAACCAAAAGGTCGTCAACCTCTAACCTCGTAATGCCGTTCTCGTCTTGCTTGAGGCAAAAACCTTCGCCGTTGATACCGCTCGTGAACTCGTCACTTTGTATGCCTTTCACAAACTTGATAAGACCACTAACGGTGTCGTCGTTAACCTTACTCACAAACCAATCGGGCAGAGGTATATTCTGCACTCTCAGCCACTCCAAGAAGTTGATAACACCACGAGCAGTATCATCATTAAGGCGAGAGATAAAGTATTCTCTCCCGTAGGATTCTATCAACTGACGAATGGCAGGAATACTCGTACCCATACCAACACCACCAGTGGAGGTAATGCTGTCCACCTTGTTCTCTATCCTCTGTATCGTCCCTACCTGCTTGTCATTCCTAAGCGTTACCTCGTATGTCGGAATGCCGTTGTTGCCATCCTCTTTTATTGTCAACGTGTCTATATATACACTGCCGTCAATATTCAAATCAAGGTCTTCAAACAACATCAGCATGCCGGCTTTCAACTTGTCATGGATGCTCTCTGTATTATTAGCAGATGCCTCGTCGCGCTCTCTTGCCATGAATATCTCATCTACCTTCGGAAGATAGGTGAAACGGGTGTAGTCATTCGCCGAGAGGAAGGATAGGGCAGCTTCGAGAAGACGGACACTTGCTGCTTGCACATAGGTGTCGGTCATCTTTATGCCCGTCAGTACATACTTGTCACCAGCACGTACCTGATAAGGCTCGTTGGCGGGTACATCTTCTGCGCTGCCGCCGATAGACATCGAGTAACTGTAAGGGAAGTACAAATCCAACAACTCATCGTGGTCGCGGTCGCATGTGCACTTCCAGATAATAGTGCCGCCGTTATTCTGGGGTTCAACACTCTTCACGTCGAACTCCCTGCCTCCGCAGTAACCATCCTTCATGGAGATTGTCACGCTTTCACCTGTGGCAAAAAGCTCATTCAAGTAAAAATCACTGCCGAAGGAAGGGAGCATAATCGTGAATGCTTTCGGCGTGGTATCACCCTCACCGTAGACACCGTTATCCTTTATCGTCTCTGCTGTAAATATTTGGTCAACAGGAAGACCTTGGCCATTGGTCATCCCTTCTATCGTAGGATAGATTTCGTCAGTATCGTCACTGCCGTCAAACTTCTTGACACCTTCCTTGATGCCAAGGGCAGTGTAATTCTCGCTTAGTATGTATGGCTGTAACTCGTCCTTACTAAACCATGCGGTATAGCCGTGCCATGTGGCAAGACCGACATTCTCGTTTGGTCTCGATTCTATTGCTTCGCCGCCATTCGCCAACACCCAATCGTATAAACTCTGATTGGGGAAACCAGGAAGCATAAGAACATTGAGAGCCATATTGTTCGGAAGGTTGTCTGTGGTGTATTCCTTGCGATTGTCGGGCCACTTGTCAACATCAATACCGCTCTCAAACCATATCTGCGTCATCAGCTCAATGCTGTCTTCTGGGAAACTGTCGGTAAAGGCTAAGGCTACAACTTCGTTTCTCTCGTAAGCAGCAACAAAACCTTCATAATCGGTACCATGACTCCTAAATCTTATCTTTACATAGTAAGCATCCGTCTCTGCCTCATGACCGATAATCTCCGACATGGGTGTAGTAAATAATGACGAGCGCCACGAGATATTCGTCTCACAGATGTAGTGCACCAAACTGGTGGCATTGCCATAACATGCAACGTTGAGATTAGCGTAATATCTTATCGGCATGTTCTTGTCGGAGCCATAGGCGTACAGCTTCGTGACAACCTGCTGGTCTTCGTCTGCCACACGCTCTATCTCGTACAGACCATTACCCTTGCCGTACTTGAAGACGGGACCGACACTAAAGCCTGGTGCACCAATATAGCACACTCTGTCACGCATGGTGAAGTTCAACTCGAACACATCTTTTATCTGACTGCACACTTCCCACACGCTTTGATTGCTCACGCTGACATTTTGGCTTACCTTGCCTTCATCTAAAGGAAGTTCTCTCTCTTCTGTGTCATAGACATCTTTCCAAAGTGTACGTGCCCTTGCTATCAGTGTAGCATCACCCAGACAGCGCTGCTGCGTGCGTACCCAACTTGGAGTAAGCCACAGCCAACAGTCGGCAGAACCTAAACCATTCAGCACACACCAACGTTGAGTGTTCGCCTGTAAACGGTCTGCAAGGTCGTCTATCGTCTCGCAATAGAAACTGAAATCAGGAAGGCTGCTATAGTGGAGTGTGTTAGAATTGGGTTCTTCGTCGTCAGATAATACATAGTCGAGCATGCGTATCTCCGTCAACTCCGTACTGCGGGACTCAAACTTCACATTCTCATAACGGAACGATTCACCATAACTACCACGGCGGGCCTTCTTCAATACACTCGGGATATTATAGATGGAATACACAAGACCGCGGTACACAAGCCAGTCACCAATGGCAATGTCCATCGGCTCGGATGACGTCAACGTGACCGTCACCGACTCCTGACCCATCCATTCATCGTGGTACTCTATACCGCCCACGACAAACTTCTCCCGACCAGTCTTGCTATATACCTTTATCCTATCCATCAACTATCTACCCCATCTATAATATCTATAAAGTCTATAAAATCTATAATATCTATAAAGCCTCCAACACCACATCCGTCTTCGGATCGGCAACATGAAACGTCACCGTGAACACCAAAAACTCCTGACCACCATCGTACTCCCGCTCCCAGTGGGCGTCATTGCTCATAGAGGAAACTCTGACTTTCTGACGGCCAATACGGGTGTGGCAGGAATATAACTTCATGTAACCGCTCGCACGAAGGTACTCCAAAAAGTTTCCTACAGCAACACGCACATCGTCAACACTGCCGGTCATCTTCTTGCAGCCAAACTCCACGTCGAGGTCATAACCCTCCAAATATAACCCCGCAGAGGGAATAAATTCATCGTCACCATCCTCGTCATACCATACACGACTGGCTGGCTCCTTAACTTTGTCAAATAGTTTGAAAGGGATAGACTTGCACCATACACCCCATGCCGACACACTCTCAAGTGTCGGGTACTCGGCACCACTGCCATCAGTGCCCATGCGACGTAAAAGAAAATTATTCCAATTTGCCATATCCCTTATCTATCCCCCTCTATAATATCTATAAAAAAGTCTATCCCTTCTATAATATCTATAGCATCTATAAAAGTCTATAATATCTATCCTCTATCCTCTTCGCCTACAAAGATAAATATATTTCTGTATATTTATGCAAAAAATATGCATATTTTTTTGTTTTAACTTTTTTTTTGTCTCGCATAGCA